GCGCGAAGCCATGGCGGCGAAAAGCACGCGACCGGTGATCGGGCTGGATGGGTGGCCGATCACACAAGGAGAGAAATAATGAGCAAACTGACCTGCAGCATCTCTATCCCGCGCTGGCGTTATGTGCGCGGCGCAAAGCTCCAGGACACATCTCCTGACTGAATACCGGAGTTTTGGAGTTTTCGAGGCAGGGGGTGGTCAAATCTTCAGAGCCTTCAACTGGGGACCGGATGCGGGGACACAACTCTTTTTGAATAGGAAGAATTTTTCAATTTCGGTGAAGTGACATGGCGGGCAAAGCAGGCAGATCGGGCAAAAAGAGCGCAGAGGCGCTGAGCATCGTCGCAGAAAACGCGATTGGCCCGGCCCGTGCCGAGGCACCTGACCACCTCACAACGGAGCAGGCCGAGGAGTGGAGGCGCGTCGTGGATGCCTGCGCCGCGGAGTGGTTCCCGGCCGAGACGCACGGTACGCTCGAGGGCTACTGTCGGCACACTGTGTCGGTGCGCGAGCTCGACGCTCTGGTTGAAGAGGTGAAGGCCGGCGACGGCGAGCCGATCGAAAAGGTCGGAGCGCTCGACAAGCTCCTGAAGATGCGAGACCGCGAAGGCCGTGCTGCCATGGCGCACGCTCGCAGCTTGCGGATCACGAACCAAGCGATCACGAACCACAAGAAAGACCGGAGCCCGCGTGATGGCGGCGGCCAGGCGAAAAAGCCGTGGCAGGTATGATGCGTAGCGCTCATGAACGCGTCGCCAGAGTGACCCACCTTACCGCGATGAGAATCTCTCAGCGCGCCATCCGCAACATCCTATGGCTTGAGGATCGCCTCACGATTCCGGACGGCGCCAAGCAAGGGCAGCCGCTCGTTGTCGCTGACTTCATGTGCCGCGACTTTGATCTCATCTTTCGCGATCCAGACGATCCGCGCGGTCCTGTTCAAACGGCGATCATCACGCGACCGCGCAAAAACGCGAAGACGGCTGAGGCTGCGATGTTCGCTCTTCTCCGACTGCTGGGGCCAGAAGCGCGTCAAGCATCCGAGCACTATTCTGGGGCGATGAGCCGCGACCAGGCGTCAATCCTGTTCAAGTTCCTGTGCCGCTTCATTCGCACATCGCACGATCTCCACCAGCACTGCCACATCATCGAGAGCCGTAAAGAGATCTACGTTCCCGGACTGGATGCTCGATACAAGGCGATGAGCAAAGAGGGCAAGACGGCGCACGGCATGTCGCCTGATACTGTCATCCTCGACGAAATGGGTCAGGAGAAGCGCGAGACCAACGAACTCATTGAGGCTCTGACAACGGGTTCCGGCGCGAAAGAGGATCCGCTGATCGTGGTGATCTCGACGCAGGCGCCCAACGATGCGGCTTATCTTTCAAAGCAAATCGACGCCGCGCGGCAGTCCGGCGACGAAAGCACGGTGGTGCGCGTGGACTGCCTGCCGGAAGACCATCCGGACCCGTTCAGCGCGGAAGCATTGGCGATCGCCAACCCCGCCTGGGATCTCTGGATCAATCAGCGTTATTTGTTGAACGATGCGAAGAAGGCGGCGCAGTCGCCTTCCCTTCAAGCACACTTCCGCAATCTCTACCTGAACCAGCGGATCTCGTCCGAAAACCCGTTTATCGAACACGCAATTTGGAAAGCAAACGGCGGCGAGCGCAAGCCGCTGTCCGAATGTCTGTCTGTCTTTGGGGCTCTCGACTTGTCCGAGGTGCGCGACCTGACCGCGCTTCTTCTTGTCGGTGTTTGCGACGAAGGGCGGTGGCATGTGTGGCCAACTTTCTGGCTTCCAGATGAAGGCTTGGAGGAAAAGGCAACGAAAGACGCTGTGCCGTATTTGCGGTGGCGCGACGAAGGTTTTCTCAACACGACGCCCGGCAAGACGATCAGCTACGATTGGGTGGCGCGCGAGATGCGCGAAATTGTGGACGCCTTGCCGAACCTGAAAAGGATAGCGTTCGACGCATACAACTGGCGGCATTTCAAGCCGGCGCTGGAGCGAGCCGAATTCACCGAGGCTGAACTCGATGAAGAAACAGGACTGTTCCAGAAGTTTCGCCAGGGCGGAGTTTCGTTCTCGCCGGCCATCAGAACGCTGGAGGCCGTACTCGTCGATGAGCGCCTGCGCCATGGTGAGCATCAACTGATGACCTGGAACATGGGCAACACGCGGCTTGAACAGGACGCCGCCGGCAACCGCAAGCCGTCAAAGCAGCGAAGCAATGGCCGCATCGACGGGGCGGTGTGTCTCATGATGTGCGCAGGTCTTATCGGCGACGGCGAGCCAGAGGCCACATCTCCAAAAGGAACACCAAGGATCCGCTACGCATGAATGCTATCGCAACTCTTCGTCTGTCTGTCGCTCGAATGATCGCCCCATCCAATTCAGTGGATTCGGGCAAGGTCCGTCGCGGCGGCGATGTGTGGAATTCTCTGGTGCATGGAGGCGACAGCGGGTCGATCTCCGAGAGCGGCGCGCTGGGCATCTCGACAGTATTCGCATGCACCCAAGTAATCGCCGGCGCGATCGCCTCGCTTCCGATGCATGTCTATAAGCGTGAGGATGACGGGGACAAGATCCGAGACTACCGGCATGACTACTGGTGGATCTTGAACGAGGAGTTTTCTCCGCGATGGACGGCCGCAGCGGCCTGGCAGTTCCTCGTGGCATCAAAGCTGCTCCACGGAAATGCCTACGCCGAAATCAAGCGCAGCCGATCGGGCCGGGTTATCGGAATCGTTCCAATCCACCCTGACCGGGTTCGACCGATCGCATCGCCGGACGGCAGTCGCCTGGTGTACGAGATCGCACCCGACCCGACGATCGAAAAGCCCGACACGACGCTCGACATCAACAAGATCCGGACGCTCGATCAGGATGATGTAATCCACGTCTCTGGTCTTGGCTTCGATGGGCTGCGCGGGCTTTCGCCGCTTCAGCACTGGATGAACAACCCGGCGGTGATCGCGAAAGAGGCTCAACGCTTCGCCGCGCATTTCCTGAAGAACAACTCGCGCCCGGATTACGCTCTGCAGACAGAGCAAAACCTGAGCGAAGAGCAGTTTGCCAGTCTCCAGGAGATGCTGCGTGAACACGAGGGCGCGCGCAATGCTGGCCGTCCCATGATCCTGGAAGGCGGCCTCGAGGTGAAGCCTCTGACGATGCCGCTGAAAGACATGCAGCTCCTCGAGACGCGGAAGTTCCAGGTGGAAGAGATCTGCCGCGTCTATGGCGTGCCGCCATTTATGGTCGGTCATACCGAGAAGACCACGAGCTGGGGGTCAGGCGTATCCGAGATGGGGCAAGGCTTTGTCCGCTTCACACTCCGGGATCACCTGAACGCATTCCAATCCGAGCTCAACCGCAAGATCTTCCGGAAGTCTCGTCGCATGGCGGAATTCGACACGCGCGAGCTTGAGCGAGCAAACACGAAAGAGCTCTTCCAGAGCCTCCGGGTGGCGCTGGGCCGCGCCGGGGAACAACCATTCATGACAATAGGAGAGGTCCGTGAGTTCATCTCCCTCCCTCGCAATGCCGATCTCCCGGAACCTATCGCTTCCGGGTCTGCTGAAACTGTTCCTGCCTTCGAGCAGGGAGACGAAAACACTGACAACGGAGACACCGATGAGAAACCGTAACCTGAACCAAATCAAGCTTCGTCTCGCGAACAAAGACAAGGGATCGTTTCGGGCCGAAGGGAACGTGATCTGGTTCTATGATGCGTTTGCTTCGGATGATGAGGAAGCGATGTGGCTTGGTGGCATCTCTCCGAATATGTTCCGTGATGCGCTGGATAAGTGCGATGGAGGCCCAGTTCGCGTGAGATTCAGCTCGCCCGGAGGATCAGTTTTCGGAGCGCAGGCAATGGTCGCTGCGGTGCGGGAATACCCCGGCGAGATCACGGCGCAGATCGACAGCCTTGCGGCATCGGCTGCGTCCGTTTTGGCGGCAAACTGCGCGCGCACAGTGATGATCCCGGGTGCCATGCTCATGATCCACAACGCCTGGACGATCGCGATGGGCGACAAGCACGATCTTCGCAAGGATGCCGAGCTGCTCGAGCAGATCGACGGCGAGATCGAAGGGACCTACCGGCGCAAGGCTGGCAACAAGGTCGACTGGGCTTTCGAGATGGACAAGGAATCCTGGTATGGCTCCGCTGCCGCTCTTGAAAACGGCCTTTCCGACGAGACACTCGAAGCGTCCACCCAGCAAACGCAGAACCGTTGGGACCTTTCGGCATTCAAAAACACGCCGCAGGAAGTCGAAAAGCCCAAGGAGAAAGATGACGACACCAGCGCTTTCATCTCACAGGAGACCTGGGAGAGCGCGGAAGACCCGAACGCCACGGAAGTTGTCATCGAAACCCCGGCGGTCGAGGCGCAAAAGCAATCCACGAGCATGGCTGAGCGTCGGCGTCGGGTGAAATTGATCGAAAAGGGTCTTTAGTGAGCGAAGCTCCATTACGGGACACATCTCCTACGAGAAGGCAATCAAGGCCCATGGACGGGCCGTCATCAAGTAGGAGTGAAAAACTGATGAAGTCTATTCAAGGCCTCCGTGAGCAGCGTGCCGCAAAAGGTAAGGAGCTGCATGATCTCGTCAACAAGGACGGCGATTTTACCGAGAACGACCAGTCCGCGTATGACACCGGGCTGGCTGAGGTTGACCGCATCGACGCCGAGATCAAGCGCATCGAGCAGGTCAATGCGCGCCTCGCCGACGAGACCCGCGAAGAGCGGATCGTCGAAGCTGCTGAGCGGCATGAGCGCAACACCGGCGAGAGCACCAAGCTCTTTCAGCGTTGGCTGCGCGGCGGTGACAATGCGCTGAACGCAGCTGATTGGGAGCAGGTTCGCAACGCCCAATCGACAGGCACGGACAGCGAAGGTGGATTCACCGTCGACTCCGAAGTCGCCCGTTCTGTTGTCGATGCCCTGAAGGCGTATGGCGGAATGCGCGGAGTTGCCACGGTCCTGCAGACCGAAGGTGGCGGCGCGATGTCTTTCCCGACTTCCGACGGCACAGCCGAGATCGGCGAAATCATTACCGAGAACCAAACGGCCACTGATGAAGACGTGTCTTTCGGGACCGTCGGTCTGCCGGTCTTCAAGTTCTCGTCCAAGGTCATCACCGTCCCGATCGAGCTTCTGCAAGACAGTGCCATCGACATCGAAGGCTTTGTCCGCGGTCGCCTGATCACGCGCCTTGGCCGGATCACCAACCGTCTCTTCACGGTTGGCACCGGAACCGCCCAGCCGCGCGGTCTGATCACTGCCGCCACGGTGGGTCACACGGGCTCCGGCGCAGCGCTTCGCACGAATATAGACTACGACGGTCTCGTGGCGCTGGAGAGCTCGATCGACGAGGCTTATCGCCAGGACGCCGCGTTCATGCTCAGTGACGCCGCGCTGTCAGGCATCCGCAAGATCAAGGACAACAATGGCCGTCCGATCTTCGTGCCGGGCTATGAGCAGGGCAATCCGGGTGGCGCACCTGACCGCCTCCTGAACCGCCCCATTGTCGTGAATAACGATGTGGCTGCTCCGGCCGCCGGCGCGAAGTCGATCGCCTTCGGTGACTTCTCTGGCTACTACATCCGCGATGTCATGAGCACCACGCTCTTCCGCTTCACGGACAGCGCTTACACCAAAAAGGGCCAGGTCGGCTTCCTTGGCTGGCACCGCTCCGGCGGCAACCTTATCGACGCAAACGCGGTCAGGGTCTACAAGAACGCGCCCGCCGCCTAATGTTTGACGTAAGGGCCGCCCAAGGGCGGCCCTTCTATTACCTGAAATCCAAAGAGGTGCGCTGATGCTGCGGCCCGATTTCATTCCATCATATCCTCCTACAAACGCGATCGTACCGCTGGATGATATGCGCCTTCACGTGCGTCGTGATGACAATGACGATGACGAGGCAATCCTGGCCGCCGAAAAGGCCGCCGTGCGTCACCTCGAGAAGCTTACTGGCCGCCTCATGCCTGCACGCTCAGCAAAGCTCCGCTTGAGCAGACTGCCGTGCGGTAAGTCCCCGATTGATCTGCCGGGAGGACACGTCCAGAGCATCGACAGCGTCTCATTCGACGGCGCTTCTCAAGATGCGGCTGATTTCACCGTAGCTGGAAACGGTCCCGCTCGGCTGATCCCGGGCGAGGAATGGCCCTTTTTCACGGATCAGGAAAAATACAACGTCGAGATCACCTACACCGTGGGCTTTGCCGCGGTGCCGGAGGATCTCAAGGCGGCGATCAAGCTCTTGGCCGCGCACCTCTACGAGAACCGCGAGGCCGTGGTCATCGGAGAAAGCGCGATTACTCTGCCGATGGCAGTCGAGACGATCGCTGGTCTTCACAGGATCCGCCCAAGATGACCGCCGGCAAGATGGACCGCCGGATCCGCATCGAACGCGCCACCGCGACCGATGACGGATTCACCAGTGCTGGCACGGTCACATGGTCGCTCCTTGCAGAGGTGTGGGCCGAGGTCACCCCGATCTCGGACGGTGAGCGTTGGCGCGCGGGCGAAGTGGCCGCGCATGTCACGCACCGTTTTCGGATCCGGTATTCCTCCACCGTGGCCGGGATCACGCCGGCCGATCGGATCATCTACCAGGGCGATGCATTCAACATCTCCGGCGTGAAAGAGATCGGCCGCCGCCAAAAGCTCGAGATCACCGCAAGCGCGAGGGCGGACACATGAGCGCGAAATTCAAAGTCGAAGGCTTCAAGGATCTCGACCGGGCACTTGCAGGTCTGGGTGACCAGAAGGCGTCGAAGCGCATTTCTCGCGCGGCCCTTCGGAAAGCAGCGAAGCCGGTGGCCGCCGACGCGTCAGCAAATGCGCCCCGCGATGAGGGCGACACCGACGGCATTGTCTTGGCCGAGAGCGTGAAAGTCGGATCAAAGCTCAACAAGCGGCAGAAGCGCGTCCAGCGCCGGTACCGCGGAGATGTCGAGCTGTATGTCGGCGTCGCGAACGAGGCCAGCGTATATGGCCACCACCAAGAATTCGGCACGGAGCATCACGCCGCGCAGCCCTTCCTGCGCCCTGCGTGGGACGCGAACACAGGGCGGATGATCGCCACGATCAAGCGCGAGCTGTGGGCTGGGATCCGCCGTCAGCTCAAGCGGAAAGGTAAACTCTGATGAAGCTACAGATCCGCGCCATGCTCCAAGACGCTCTGCCCGGGATCCCGCTCGACTGGGGCGCCCGGCCGCAGGGCTCGGACTATCCCGGCGTCGTGCTGACCCTCGCCTCGGACCAGGGCGGCCATGTATTCGACGGCCCCGACGGGACATCTGTCAGCCGCGTCCAGGTCGACGTCTATGCGCTTGGCTACGGCGAGGCGTCTAACCTGGCCGGACAGATCCGCGCTGCCCTGGACAGATACCGCAGCGGCAATGTGATGGGGACTTTCCGGGTCGGTGAGCGTGACAATCGCGAAGGCGGATCCGGTGAAGCGGAACGGCCCTGGCGCATCAGTCAAGATTTCGAGGTTCATTGGCGCCTCGCGTGAGCGGTGAGCGCCGTTGGGCCACATCTCCTGGGTAACGGACAACCAAACCCAGGAGCACCCAAATGCCTGCAGCTACTGCCCCGGATATCGGCCACGGCTCTATCGCCGAATTTTCGGTCGATGGCGGCACCACTTTCGTCAAATTCGCGCGCATGGAAGGGGTTGAGTTCCCCAATCCGACTTTCGATGACGTGGATGTCACGCATTTCGAAAGCCCCGATCGGGCAAAGGAATACATCTCCGGCCTCGTCGATAACGGGGAAGTTTCGATCACGATCCAACATTTGCCGGGGTCCGCCATCGACGTCCTCA